TCCGTTATTTGATAACGAAGGAAACCTTAACGGCATAGAAGATTTTGTTTGTGGCGTGTTTGCTAAGTTAGCAGCATCATCTTTAACGTATAATGTAAGCGCAGTAAGCGCACCAAGTATTCTTAACGCTGGATCGGGAGACCTACTCAGCTGCGAGATGTCCGTTCAAATACTCACGAGTTGGGGATAACAATGTCCGATTGGGATAAAGAAAACGAAGCCTTCCTGAAGAAAATCGGGCAGGTTGTACCACCAGCACCAAAGCCAGTAACTAAGAAAGAAGAGGAATAATCTCATGGCTGTATTTCTAAATAACAATGTGGGCGTGAAGATTAACTCTGTTGATCTTTCAGACCACGTAACAGCAGTAACGATCAACCGCGTATTCGATGAACTAGAAGTTACTGCAATGGGTGACAGTTCACACAAGTTTGTAAAGGGTCTTGAGTCATCAACAGTGACTATTGACTTCCTTAACGACACAGCAGCAGCGAACGTATTGGCAACACTACAGGCAGCATGGGGAACCACAGTTACAGCTGTATTCCTACAGGCAAAGGGAACAGCAGTATCTGCTACAAACCCTCTTTACACTGTCTCAATCCTTGTCAATAACACAACAGACATCAACGGCGCAGTAGGCGATATCGGCACACAGTCAATTACATTCACATGTAACTCAACTGTTGCAGTAGCCACTACAGGCACATTCTAAACAACTAAACAAAGGGGCAAACCATGGCAAAACTAAAGATAGTTCGACTAGATGGAAGCGTATTAGAAGGCGAGATCACTCCAGCAGTGGAGTATTCGTTTGAGCAGTACGCTAAAAAGGGCTTCCATAAGGCGTTCCGCGATGAAGAAAAGCAGAGCGATGTCTATTGGCTAGCATGGGAAGTAACACGCAGGTCAGGTGAAACTGTTAAGCCTTTCGGGATGGATTTCATCGAGACACTTAAAAGTGTTGAGGTGCTTGACTCAGACCCTTTAGCTTAAAGCGCGATCTTCCGTTCACCTATCTAATCGCTAGGCTAAGCATTAGATTGGGAATCGCGCCACAGCAACTGTTAGAACTAGATAAGACCATGCTAGATGCACTCCTGCAAGGTCTCAGAGATGAAGCGAAGGAGGTAGACGATGCCAGCAAGCGTAAAGGGCGGCGTTGAACTCCGCAAAGCCTTACGTAAGTTTGCTCCTGATTTGGGTAAAGAAACTCAGAAGGAGATCGCTGGAGCCTTAAAGCCAATCACTAAGACTGCTAAAGGTTATTTACCGGATGACGGATCAGTCCTAAGCGGCTGGCTGCCTAGAGATAACTCTCAGGCTAGGTTCCCTGCTTACTCTGCTCGCCAAGTTAAGGCTGGCATTGGTTATAAGACTTCACCATCAAAGCCAAATCGTAGAGGCTTTAGATCGCTTGCTCGTGTGTTTAACAAAACCGCAGCTGGAGCAATCTATGAAACTATGGGTCGCAAAACTCCTAGCAGTCGCTTTGTGCAGAATCAGAATGGCAAGTTTGGCGCACAAATGAAGGGCGATGGCAAGATGGAAGGTCGCGCTCTGTATCGTGCTTATGAAGAAAACCAAGGCAAGGCTAGAGAGTCAGTCCTTAATGCTATTAAAACAGCAGCCGATAAACTTAACGCAACAGCGAAGGCGAGAGGTTAATCATGGCAAATATAGTCATTGACATTGCAGCAGAATTCACTGGTAAAAATGCCTTTAAGAGTGCTGAGACTTCTACAGATAAATTAACTAAGAACATCAAGAACATGGCTAAGACTCTTGGCGTGGCTTTCAGCGCTACAGCAGTCTTAAATTATGCTAAGGCTTCAGTCAAGGCAGCAGCAGCTGATGAGAAGGCACAGAAGCAACTAGCACTAGCCCTGAAGAATGTCGGGCTTGGTAGAGATGCCGCTGTTGCTGAAGGATTTATCCAGAAGTTACAAAGCGAGTTTGGTGTAGTCGATGACAAGCTGCGCCCTGCTTATCAGCAGTTAGCAGTAGCGACACAAAACACAGCACAAAGCCAGAAGTTATTGCAGATCGCTTTAGATATTTCTGCATCAACTGGCAAGGACTTACAGAGCGTCACAGGCGCAATTACTAAGGCATACCTAGGCAATAACACAGCCCTTGGTAAATTAGGCGTGGGCATCTCCAAGGCTGATCTTAAGGCTAAGTCCTTTGATGAAGTAATGAATCAACTCTCCACAACCTTTGCTGGGGCTGCTACTGCCTCGGCTAATACTTTCCAAGGTTCAATGGACAAGTTATCTGTTGCATCTGCCAACGTTCAGGAGATTATCGGCAAAGGTATTATTGAATCGCTAAAAATCTTATCCGAGGACTCTACAGTCGATGAACTAGCAGTAGGTATGGAGGACTTTGCTACGGCTATATCCGAGTCCATTCAAGGCTTAGCCATACTTATAGATCAAATAAAAGGAATTGGTAATCTTCCGTTTGGCGGCGCAGGCGCAATCTTTGACATTGACAAATTGTTCAAGTTCACCATGATCCCATATTTAAGAAGCCTTGCTAAAGGTGCAAACAAAGGCTCTGCTAACGATCCAGCAGCAGGGCTGGCACACTTAGCAGAGCTAGAGGCTAATTACACTGCTGCAACTCTTGCATCTAGCAAGAAACTCACAGCAGAAGAATTAAAGCAACTCAAAGCCAAGCAGTTAAAGGCAGCCATCGACAAGGCTAACCTAGCCCTAGGCAAGGGATCTAATGTCTTTGACATGGAGAAGATACAGTTAGCAGCAGCTGAAAAGAATGCAGCAGAGCAACTAGGCAAGGTTACTAGCCAAGCACAACTGCTACAGATTACTAATGACCTTGCTCGCCTAGAGGTTAAGCAGTCTATTCTGGATCTAGAAGAAGCAATAGCCTCCAAGGATGTTGCAGCCATAACTAATGCAACTAATAAACTCAATGCAGACTTAAAGATCCTTGGTGTGCTTACTAATCAGGATCTAAAACTCAGAGACATTAAGTCCATCCTTGATTCAATTCTTCCAAAGGATCTAATTAACCTAGCCAACCTTGATGCTGCTATCGCTAAGTTAAAGATGATCGGTGGTGGCACAGCCACTAGCACCTCAGCAGTAGCAAGCACAACTACTGGCACTCCTTCACTCCTTGATGCCCTTGCAGCAGGCAGCTTTGTTCCTGTAGTCGGTGGCGGTGGCTATTCTTCTACAGCAGGCAACTACGCGTCTAGCGGCTTTCCGGGGTCTGCTATGGGTGGTGGCGGTAACACAATTATTGTGAACACTGGCATCGGTGATCCAAACGCTATCGCTGAGGCTATCGACCAAGTGCTTCAAGATGCAAGAGATCGTGGAACGCTGAGAGTCGCTTAAATATGACATGGCTTCCAGAATGGCGAGTAACAGTAGGTGATGATGTCTATACGACTGTCACCTCTGTTTCCTTTGCATCTGGTCGCTTAGACATAGATCGTCAGCCTACTGCTGGGTATTGCCAAGTCCAGATAGTCAATGCAGATAACTCACCCTTTACCATCAACGTCACTGAGCCAATCCTTTTAGAGCTCAAGAATTCCAGCGGTACTTATGTCACTGTATTCGGTGGAGAAGTATCAGACTTTAATATTGGAGTTAGAAGCCCAGAAGAAACAGGCTTTATTACTACTGGCACAATCCTTGGCATTGGCGCACTGGCTAAACTAACAAAGGCTGTCTATAACACAGCTCTTGCAGAAGCCTTAGATGGCGCACAGATCGCAGAGATTCTAGGCAGCGCCCTAAACCTGTCGTGGGCAGAAGTCACCCCTACAGTCACATGGGATACCTATCCTGCAACTGTGACATGGGCTGAGGCTGAGTCGTACATCGGCACTATTGACACTGGCTTCTACACAATGATTAACCTCGCAGCTAGTGCTACTGCTAAGAGCCAGACCCTAGTAGATCAGATAGCCACTAGCGCACTAGGACAAGTTTTTGAGGAAAAAGATGGAGACGTATCCTATGACGATGCCGACCACCGCTCTAATTATTTGGCTGCCAATGGCTTTACTAACCTAGATGGCTCTTATGCAACTCCTAGCAGTATTACCTCTCAGACTCAAGTAGCACGTATCCGTAACAGCCTGATTTATAAGTACGCTGCTGGCTACGCATCGACCTACAGTACCTCTGATAGCGACTCTATAGCCTCCTACGGGCTGTTTGAGGTATCCAGAGAGTCAAACATCAAGAACCTTGCAGACATCACTGATATCGCCTCCAGAGAGTTAAACCTTAGAAAGAACCCTAGAAGCTCATTAGGCGCAATCCGTTTCCGTCTAGATAATCCAGACATGCCTAGCGCAATGCTTGACAGCCTAATTGGGATCTTCTTTGGTCAGCCTGTGCTTATCACTAACCTGCCTAGCAATCTTCTTGATGGAACCTTTGACGGCTTTGTTGAGAATGTGGCACTTAACGCCACGCCTACTTACGTGGACATAACTCTCTATGTCTCAGCTACAGACTTCTCACTATCTACTACTCAATGGGAAACAGTTACACCTGCCTCACTCATTTGGACAGGCGTAAATGCTACACTTACATGGACAAATGCGACAGGAGCACTAACTTAAATGGCAACATCACCGAACTATTCGTGGGCAGAGCCGGACAACTCTAGCCTTGTAAAGAATGGCGCAGCAGACATCCGCACACTTGGCGATGCTATTGATACCTCAGTATGGAATGTCGGCTATGGTCAAGCTGCTAAGAATAAAATAATTAACGGAAACTTTGCAATCAACCAAAGAGCTTTCACTTCTGGCACTGTTACAGGTGTGTTTAACTTCGATCGCTTTGCACAAAATAATGTGGATGGAACTTGCACCGCTTCTGCACAAACCTTTACTCCTGGTGCAGCACCAGTTGCAGGATACGAGGCAGCAAACTATTTTCGCTTTGTTACTACTGGTCAGACTGCTACTAGTGCCCTTGCAATTCTTACACAGAGAATTGAGGATGTTAGAACTCTTGCAGGTCAGCCAGTTACAGTATCTTTTTGGGCGCAATCAGGTTCAGGCACTCCATCTATTGCAATCGAATTAGATCAGCAATTTGGCTCAGGAGGATCTACGCGAGTTACTAACTTTGTTGGTAAAACTGCAATTTCTACATCATGGGCAAGATACTCTGCCACAATTACTTTACCTTCTATGTCAGGAAAAACAATTGGAACAGGTTCATACCTGAGCTTAGGTCTATGGGTTTCTGCGGGATCTGACTTTAACTCCCGTACTGGTTCACTCGGCATTCAGACAAACACTTTTAATATTTGGGGTGTTCAGGTTGAATACGGATCAAAGGCAACTCCATTCCAGACTGCAAGCGGAGGAAGCCCACAAGCTGAATTGGCTATGTGCCAGCGTTATTACTACCAAGCAATTAGTTCTGAAGGCGGTAATCTTTCAATGGGATTTATGTATTCAGCAAGCCAATTACAATTTACTTTAAGTTACCCTGTTACAATGCGTGCCCAGCCTACAATCGTACAAGTTACAGGAACAGATTACTGGCAATTTAATCGCAATGGTGGTCAAGATTTATTTAATTCTTGGACTTTAGCGACAGCTTCAACAACTGCTGTAAGTCTTTATAACAATACAGAAATAAGCGGTACTGCTGGAAATGCTGGTGGCATCGCTGCAAATAATGCTGCAACTCGTCTAGCCTTTAGTGCGGAGCTATAATGGAAAACATAATTTATGAAATAATTGAAACACCTATGGGAACAAGTATTGTGAAAGCAATTTTGGCTGATGGAAGCATTTTATGTATTCCTATGCATGAAGCTAACTCAGACTATCAGGCATATTTAGAGCATGAAGCCGCAGCTAAGTAAAGCAGCGATCCAACTTCGGGAACAGTTTGATGACTCATTCCCAGATCGTGACCGCACATCGGATGGCTGGATCGGTGATACCCGACACGCTGCTCGCAAGTCTGATCATAATCCTGATGAGCAGGGCTGGGTACGTGCCATTGATATCGACCGTGACCTACATAAAGGATCGAAACCAGACATTATGGGCGATCTTGCAGATCAGCTTCGCACCTTATCAAAGTCAAAAGCAGACAAGCGTATTAGTTACATCATCTTCGATGGACTCATCTGCTCCAGCATCCTTAACTGGAAATGGCGCACATACACAGGGGCTAACAAACACACTAAGCACATGCATGTCAGCTTTACGAAAAAGGCTGATAATGATGGGGCTTTTTTTCAGATACCTATGTTAGGAGCAAGTAATGAATGAACTAAAGACAGCAGCAGGATCATGGGCTAGAGCCTTTCTAGTAGCAGTTATCTCAATGGCAGCAGCAGGGGTCACAGACCCTAAGGCTCTGGTTGCAGCTGGTGTTGCATCGATTCTGCCTCCAGTACTCCGGTACTTAAATGTTAATGATCCGGCACTGGGCATGAAGAAGTGACGCAATCAGACTTCTTTACTCTCTACCTGGCTACTCTTGCAGTGCTAGGTGGTCTATCGGGCTTTGTCATCACGCACCTTTTGTCTGAAATTAAAAGACTCAACGGGCGTGTTGATGAAATCTATAACCTACTTCTAGACCGATAATTTACCCATGGCAAGAAAAGCGACAAAGGCACTAGAGGAGCAGGGTTACTCTAAGTTAGATGCTTATTGCATT